TAGCCGATACAAATGCACCAGACGAAGATCATTGGTGGAGTGTTATGTCTGGAGATGCTCCAGCACCAGAACATTTTAGTAGAGAAGAAACTCTTATGCTTGTTAAGCCTGACAACTGGAAATTTTTTACACAGCCAGCAGGTATGACAGAAAAAAGAAACGGAGATGGAGAAGTTTCTGACTACACAATTAGCAGTAAAGCAGAGAACATAAAGAACTTAACCTCTGATTACTACCATAACATTATACGTGGTAAGACAAAATCATGGATTGATGTGTACGTTATGAACAAACTTGGTAGCATTGAAGATGGTAAAGCTATCTATAAAGATTTTTCAAGAGAAGTTCATGTAGCAAAAGATGGTATCATACCAGCAGAAGGTGTGCCTTACTATGTAGGAATTGACTTTGGACTAACTCCTGCCTGTGTATTTGCACAACAGATAAGAGGCAGATGGCTAATCTTGCATGAGATTGTTGCACAGGATATGGGTATGGTTAGATTTGCAGAAGTCCTAAGACAGGAAATGCAAGGGAAGTTTGGCAATTTACCTCTTGCTAGAATCTATGGAGATCCTGCTGGTGACTTTAGAGCGCAGACAGATGAGAGTACACCCTTTCAAATTATGAGAGGAGCTGGTATTTATGCACAGCCTGCACCAAGTAATGATGTATCTCTACGTTTAGAAAGTGTGCGTGCGCCTTTGAATAGAATGATTGAAGGAATAAGTGGAATGTTAATTGATTTCCGCTGTAAGCATTTGGTTAAAGGATTTGAAGGTGGGTATCAATACAAGCGTATGCAGGTATCAGGAGAAAGATATGCAGACAAACCTGACAAGAATCACTACTCTCATGTACATGATGCATTACAATATTTGCTATTAGGTGCAGGAGAAGGTAGGCTTCTTACACAAGGCAAAGAACAAAAAGTTGTACAGGCTAAAAGAGAATTTGACGTATTTACAAGAGAGCCTAAGAAGATTGTGCGTAGACGACAAAGTATATTCCAACGTAGGAATGGTATGTTTTAAAACTAACAAAGGAGAATTATTATGTGCATGGCATCAAGATCATCAGCACCAGCACCAGCACCATTAGCGCCACCTGACCCATCTATAGCTAGACGAGAAGAAGAGCAGTCTTCTGAAAAAATGGCTAATCAACAAAAAGATGTAAAGAAAAGAAAAAATAATGCTTATGCAATGGGCGGAAGCTCAAGCCTTATTAACTCTACTGGAGCAGGATTCTTAGGAGCTGGACAAAGTCCTACATTAGGAGCGTAAAAATATGCCTATTATGATGCCTAACCCGACATCTCTTATAGGTGAACCTATTGAGAGAATGATTGAAAAGTACAAACGTGCTAATACAATTAAAGAACAATGGCGACCAGTCTTCGAAGAATGTTATGAGTATGCAATGCCAGCTAGAGAAAGCTTTTATGCTACCTCTGCTGGCAGTAATCGTACTGATAAGATCTTTGATGAAACTGCTGTAACAGGAGTACAAGAATTTGCTTCTCGTTTACAAGCAGGCATTGTTCCTAACTATGCAAGATGGGCTGATTTTGTTGCAGGCACAGAAGTACCAGAAGAAGAGAGGGCAGAAGTTAACGCACAACTAGATAACATTACCAGTTATATCTTTGAGGTAATACAGAACTCTAACTTCTCACAAGAAGTACATGAGTCATTTTTAGATTTAGCTGTTGGTACTGGTGGTTTGTTAATAGAAGAGGGTAACGCTACACATCCTGTAAGATTTACTGCTATACCTTTACCACATCTTACTTTAGATGTCGGGCCTTCTGATGCAATCGATTGTGTGTATCGTGATAGAAACATTAGAGCATCTAATATCTTAGTTGCTTATCCAGAAGCAGACTTACCTATGGATATAAAAAAGGATTTGACACAAGGCAAGGATATGTATTGCCATTTAGTAGAAGGTGTGCATCAGGATTACACAGACATTAATGTAGAAGCGTATATATATACTGTCTTCTCTGTTAAGCATAAACATATTCTAGTACAAAAAAGGTTTGAAGGACAGGGTAGTAACCCTTATGTTGTATTTAGATGGGGTAAAAGTTCTGGAGAAATCTGGGGAAGAGGGCCATTGTTAAACACAATGCCTGCTGTTAAGACTACTAACCTTGTAATAGAACTAATACTAGAGAATGCACAGATGGCTATCTCTGGAATGTACCAACTAGAAGATGATGGCATTATCAATGTAGATACAATACAACTGTTGCCCGGAACAATTATTCCTAGAGCGGCAGGAAGTCGTGGACTAGAGCCAGTTGCACAGGCAGGTAACTTTAATGTTGCTGACTTAGTTTTAAAAGATATGCGTACTAATATTCGTAAAGCTTTGTACAACGAAACACTTGGTGATCCAAACAAAACACCTATGTCTGCTACAGAAGTAGCGGAAAGAATGGCAGATCTATCTAAACAAATAGGATCAGCCTTTGGTAGGTTACAAGCTGAGATGGTTCAACCAGTATTGCAAAGAGTTGTGCATATATTAAAGAAGCAAGGTCGTATTACTTTGCCTGTTATTAACGGACAAGAAGTAAAAATACAATCAACATCTCCGTTAGCTCAAGCGCAGGCTAACCAAGATGTATCTTCGTTTAATAGATTCCTTGAATTAGTGCAGGCTCGCTTTGGCCCACAATTAATTAACGGATTGATTGACACCAACGAAGCAACAGCTTATCTTGCAAACAAGCTTGGAATCCCTGAGAAGTTAATCAGGACTCCAGAAGAACAACAACAAATGGTTGAGCAAATGTTGAAAATGCAACAAGCACAACAACAACAACAACCGCAACAAGGGCAGATGCCTCCAAATGGACAGCAATAAAGATAAAAAAGTAACAAGTATTGATGGTCACAATCGTTCAGCAGAGCGAGAAAAAGAAATTAATGACCATTTTGTTACTACTTTTTCTGCACCATCAGGTAAAAAAGTTCTACAATATCTAAGATCTATTACTATAGAAAGTGTTGCAGGGCCTAATATATCTGATACAGAGCTAAGACATAGAGAAGGCATGAGGTTTGTTGTAGGTTTAACTGAAACAAGGATAAAGGGTGGTGAATATGAGCGAAACAAATCTAAGTGAACCAGCAGAACAACCAGAATCAGAGCCAACAACAGATGGATTACTTGACGGAGCAGGAGAAAGTATACCAACTACTGAAAGACCAGAGTGGCTACCACAAAAATTTTGGTCAGAGAACGGAGAAGCAGACTACGAGGCTATGGCAAAATCTTATAGCGAGCTTGAAGTCTTTGTTGGTAAAAGATCTGAAGACATGGAAGCAGATGTTATCGCAAAGCTTGAAAGAGAAGTAGCTGAAGGATTACCAGAAGAACCTAGTGGTTATGCTATACCTGAAATGCCAGAAGGTATTAATGCAGACAATGCTTTAATGGATAGTTGGAAAGGTTATTGCCATAATAATGGTATAGATCAAGATGGATTCAACTCTGGTATAGAAATGTTTATGCAAAATGGTATGAGCGTAGGGCCAAGTCAAGAAGAAGAGATGGGTAAACTGGGTGATAATGCTAAAGCAAGGACAGAAGCTGTAGGTTTTTGGGTTAATAAGAACTTTACTCCTGAAGAAGGCAAGGCTATAGAGCAAATGGCTACGACAGCAGATGGTGTTAAAGCTTTAGAACGCATGATGGAAAGCCAAAAATCTAACATTGGCAATAACTTAGATGTAGCATCAACAAGAAAAACTAGAAAAGACTTAGAAGAAATGATGTTAGACCCTCGTTACTCTAATCCGTCACAAAGAGATGCGGCTTATGTTAAACAAATAGACGAAGCTTTTTCTAAAATGTTTGGATAGTTTTGTATTTTGTATCTCCGTCTATTAGAAAAGACGCAGTACATATAGCAAGGAACATGCGTAAAGAAGATGTTGTTGAATGCGAAGTGTTTAAGAAAACTCCTTTGCAAGCTATTAATACTGCAATGGTTATGAAAGATAACCAGACTCTTACTTTATATAAAGATAAAGAACCTGTTCTAATAGGTGGAGTTGTACCTGATGGGTTAAAAGTGGCTACAATATGGGTGCTTGCTACAGAAAAAGCCTTCGATAATCCAGTAACTATAGGCAAAATGGCTGTCAAATGGGTACGTTATGTAGCAATTCCCTTTGATAAAGTACACAATTTGGTGTGGAAAGAGAATAAAAAAGCTATTAACCTATTGATTTTGCTAGGTTTTACTGTGTCAACTAAGCCAATCACTATAAAAAATAAGATATTTTATTACTTTGTGCGTAGATTTGCTGATTAAAATTAGTAAATATCTAAGCGTAGACCAAGTTTAAATTGAGTGAGGCCCATTAGGACAACCTTACAGAGAGCGAACTTGATAATCTCGTTCATTAACTTAATTTAAATGGAGGGCAATTATGTCTTTATCAATAGACCAAGCTTTCATTAAGCAGTTCGAGAGTGATGTCCATGTAGCATTTCAACGCATGGGTTCAAAACTTCAAGGAACGCTTCGTGTAAAACCAAACGTACAAGGTAGTCAAACTCGTTTCCAAAAAGTTGGAAAAGGTACTGCTGTTCAAAAATCAAGACATGGTCAAGTACCAGTTATGAATTTAGATCACACTAATGTAGAAGTAACATTAGCTGATTACTATTCTGCTGACTATGTAGACAGTCTTGACGAACTAAAAACCAACATTGACGAAAGATCAATAGTAGCGCAATCTTCTGCTGGTGCATTAGGAAGAAAAGTTGACGAATTAATATGTACAGCTCTTGATGGAACTTCAAACGTACAAGCTGAATCAGGTTCTGCAAGATTAACTCAAGCTAAAATCAACGCAGTTTTTGCTGGCATGGGTGAGAATGATGTGCCTGATGATGGGGATAGATACTTTATTGTTTCTCCTGATCAATGGATAGATCTTCTAGCTATAGATGCTTTTACTAATGCTGATTTTATTGGCCCAGATGAATTGCCATACAAAGGCGGAATGGTAGCTAAAAGATGGCTAGGATTCCTTTGGATGACATTCTCAGGATTGCCATTAGCTAGTGGTAAACGTCAAGCATTCGCATATCATAGAGCTGGTGCTGGTGTGGCTATAGCCGCAGATGTTCGAACAGAGATTAACTATATCCCTGAAAGAGTATCTAATCTAATAACTGCATATATGAGCATGGGCGTTGTCTTAATTGACGATACTGCTGTATATGAAATACAATCAGCAGAATAAGGAGAGATATAAATGGCTTATACAGCAACAACATTATTCAAAGTCGGAGGTGCTAACCCTGGCCTTTGGATATATCACTCAACTGATGCATTAAGTGCAATAGTAACTTCAGGTTATTTTAACACTTCAACAAATTCTTTGAAACAAAATGATGTTATCTTAGCAGTTGGAGCAACTGGAGGAACAAGAACAGTTGATATGCTAGTCGTATCATCTGCAACACATGCGGCAGTAGTTACAGTAATTAACGGAACTGCATAACAATACATTATAGAGAGGGGTTAACGCTCCTCTCTATTTTATAAGGATTTCAAATGGCTACTACCGATATTGATTTATGTGCAAGAGCATTAATAATGATAGGAGCAGAGCCAATTACTAGTTTTTCAGACGGAACTACTGAAAGTAAAGTAGCTTCTAATCTCTATACAGACACAATTAAGAACTTAATTTCTAGTTATCGCTGGAGATTTGCTAGTAAACAGGCACAATTATCTAGATTAACAGATGTTCCTGACGCTATATGGGATGCTTCTTACCAACTTCCTGCTGATATGCTTAGTTTACACATGCTTTTAGTTAACGACAGAACTATAAAATACAATAGATATGGTGACATGGCTTATTGTAATGCGACATCAACAGATAAAGTTTTTGCAGACTACACTTTTTATGATGAGGGTGTTACTAATCCAGCTGTATTGTTTCCAGCTTACTTTGTATACACAGCAGAGTTAACTTTAGCGGCTTTGTTTGCTTTTGCAGTAGCGCAAAATACAGAGCTAAGTGTTGCTTTAGAAAATAAAGCGGCTAGACAATTAGCCTATGCTAGGAATATGGATAGTCAACAAAACACAACTAAGAAATTTG